GCTTATGAGTGAAGAAATAACATTTAATTATTGCGGCTTTAATTCCAGGGATGATTTATTTTTAATCATAGATGAAATCAACCGGAATATTACACCCGAAATTAGTGAAAACGTGCAAGAGATACCAGGTATGGTTGGCCAACTGTTTCAAGGGAATAGTTATGGACAAAAAGTAGTAGATTTGGAGGTAGTAATCCGAGCCGATTCTGAAAGAGATCGGGTACAAAAATATCACGCGTTATCTACGCTGATCATGCAAACAGGGGATGATGAATATCCCATGATATTTAGCGATGAAGCCGAGTACACTTATTACGGACATTTTAGTGCTGTATCCAGACCAGAAAGAATCAGTAAAACATCTCATTGGGCTAAGTTCACCCTTACTTTTTCTTGTTCTGATCCAAAAGGATATGGGGAATACGAGTCGACTGATATGACCTCAAACCCAATAGAAATTTCTCCGAGTGGGACAGCAGAATGCTATCCCATTTTTACTTGTTTGCCTAAAAAGGATGTTACAAAAATAGCCATTACGGATGACGATGGGAACTATGTGTATTTAGGGGCAGACGTGGATCCGGATACAGGAGATTCACCAATAAACAAGGAACCACTTGTCCTTCATGACCCCTGTAATACTTTGGCCACCTGGACTGAAATTACCAAAAGTAACCTAACCTTTACAATTGAAAATGGAATCCCGAGTGGTCAAATGAGAAGTACAGCGAATGCAATCAAAGTTGCCCTTGACTCTAATGGAGTTTCAAACTTCGGGCCAGCCACGAACGATAGTAAATGGCATGGACCAGTTAGACAACAATGGCTGCCAAATGCCTACGGAGATTTTAGGCTACTGGTTAGAATGCACAATTATCAATATTACCCTCGTGCACGCGGAAAATGCGAGGTCTATCTATTGGCTGAAGATGGGGCCAGATTCGGAAAGATCATGCTGAAAGATGTTGGCAATAGTGAAGAGGTAGCCGTCCAATTCCAAATAGGGACGTCTAGTAATTTCAAAGAAATTTATGCAGGCAAAGGGAAAGTTACCAAAAGAAAGAAAATTACCAAAACGATAAAATTGGGTGCAGGAACAAAGAAAGTAACATCAAAAGGGAAAACAAAAACAGTTCAGCAATGGAAAACCGTAAAACTTGACGAAGATTCCTCGACAAGTACATTTACCGATTTCTATGGATATTTAAGACTACAGAAAATCGGAAACAAGTATCAAGTTTATATTCTAAAGCTTGATTCCAATTCAAATCCTCTATGGGATAAGCCAATCATCGTAAATTGGACTGATACAAACAATAAATTTTCAAATAAGAAACTAGCTGGAATTGCTTTCTATACTGGAAAGATGGATATTGCAGAGGATGCAGCAAATCCAAAAAAAGCCTATAAGCATAACAATATGGCCCTAACTGATGTGAAAGTATGGAACATCATTGATGGCGGTAATAATTCTACCAAAGCACCGACCGTTATAGCGCATAAAGGTGATGAAATCAAGATTAATGCAGAAGATCGTACCGTTTACAAAAATGGTGCACCCTTTATGGAGAAACTTTATATCGGATCCAAATTCCCAACTTTGCAAGGAGAGGTTGATAAAACTTTTGCCTTTGAGCCAGACCTTGACGAAGCTGATTGGTACTACGAATATAGGCCAACTAATAATTAGGAGGTGGTAACTTGTATACGATATTAGATCCTGATTTAAATGTGTGTGGAGTCTTAGATTTAAACGGAAAAGGCTGCAAGTTTTATAATGATCTACGTTCCGTGAAAATCGCTGATGACCAGGGAAAAATATGGTTGGATACCTTGCAAATCAGTGTCCCATACGGATATAGGGAAACGGAATTCATGACACAAGGCTATCACCTTCTAAAACAGGGCGATGATGGCTTTTTTTATTGCTATCGGATTATTGACTGGGAAGATGATGTAATTGGCCCAACTCACGTGAAGAATGTAAATGCCATTAACCTGGTGGCCTGGAAACTATTTCATAAGATTGTTTCGGCAAAGTCATTCAATGCTGCAAGTAGTCAAACGGCATTTGAATATATTCTGCAAGGTTCTGGGGTTGAAATTGGCAATATGGACTTTTTTGGTGGAACGAAATCCCTTGATTTCTCTGCGGGCAATAATGCTCAATATTGGCTGGATCAGCTTACTAACCAGTTCAGTGTTGAGATTCGTGGTTATGTCCAAGTCTATAACGGCAAAATTGTCCGGATATTAATGGACATTGTCGAGGAGTTAGGGGAATCAACAGGAAATCGCCTGGAATACACTCACGACCTGCTAGGGTTGAAACGCACAGGCAGTGACAATGAAATGTATACTAAATTATTTGTATACGGTGGTACTAATAGCAAGAATGAACTTGTTACTATTGCAAGTGTCAATAATGGCCGTGAGTACATTGTGGATGAGGATGCTAATGACGCATTTAACAACGGTGGTCCTTATCTGGAAGGATACATTGTTAATGATCAAATTCTCAATCCAAGTGGCTTAATGGACTGGGGAAAAAAACAAATGGAGAAATGGAATCACCCTAAATACAATTACGAAGTTGATGTTGCTCATCTTAGGGAAAAGCCTAATTTAGGGGACCACATCCAAGTAGTGGATTTCTCTATGCAACCTGTACTGACGATTTCAGCCAGGACCATTCAATTAGATGAATCCGAGGCTAATCCCACAAACAATAAAGTCATCTTGGGAGAATTTATTGAAATCCTGGCAGTCACTCCACAGGTTATATGGGAATTAAGAGCAAAAGCTTCGCAGGCAGAACAAGCTGCAGAACAGGCTAAAGCTTATAAGATAGAATATTTCACCCCAGATGGAACGGACTTTGCAGAAGATAGTGAAAAACGAATCATTATCCGTGTTTACTATGGATCTGAGGATATCACATCGAAAATCGCAAAAGAAAAATTCATATGGATAAAAATTAATGCCGATGGAAGTCACGACACCGTTTGGGAAAATGCACATAAAGCAATAGGGAATGTTCTTACTGTTGGGGCTGAGGTAGTGGGCAGCACTCTCCGTTGTCAGGTCGATAATGGATTAACTGATTCAATCCTTTTTGCTTCAGAGGAAGACGCAGCATATTTCTGTACATTGCAAATGAATGCTCCATCTGGCTGGGACGATTTCACCAAAACCGTTGCTCAGTATGCACAGGTTGATAATAATCGTGGAGATATCTATTGGTCCCAAACATACACAGGTTCAAAAAATGGCACGGCTATTTCAAGTTATGTCGTTACCCGTACCGATTTAACCGGTGCAATCAAAGACCGAATGTGGGCAATCAATGGGGGGCATGGCTCTCATTTTGGAATTGAATATATAAATGGACAGATGTGGATATGGTCTTATTATCGGGACAACAATAATAAATGGCATATTGTTAAATATAAATATCAGGCTAACAAAGTATTGAAATGGGGAGACAGCAGCATTGTAGATTTATTGAGTGTGCCTAGCGATTATAGAACAAACTTGGACGTGCGTAATGGGTACGTTCTTTTTGTCGCGGGAAAAGCCGATCCCATATTTTATGTCTGTAAAAAAAGTGATGTCCTAAATCATCAGTTCAAACCTATTTATTCAGCCAAAGGAAGTGATATTAACTATTTTGGAACGGAGCAAACCTACCAATCAGCCTGTTTAGATTACCCTTATGTTTATTTTACAAGTGGGGGTTCAACAGGTGTTGACCAACGTTGTTTGTATTGCTTTGACATTCGCTCTAAATCGCTTGTTTATCGAATCGTATACACGCTGGATAAAGGGACCATCGAAGAAATTAATAATCATAACGAACCAGAAACCATCAGCTATTACTATGATTCAAACGGGAAAAAGTGGCTTGTTCAGGGATTTGCTTTCGGAAATGAAGATATTGAGGAAAGTCAACGAACAAATCAGCTATTTCGTATTAATGAGCATACTAGAGGTGAATAATCATGACAATCATGGGCAGTGTGGATATTCAATTTACAAATTTCACTCAGCTTGGAAATGGTGCACAGGAAACGGCAAAGACGGCTAAAGAAACGGCTGAGGCTGCGCTTGAAGAGGCGCAAAATAACGCTGGTCCAATTACCGATGATCGTATAGAAAATATTACACCTGAAAAACCATTGAATGTTATGGCTAGTGGGGCTTTCAAGACAATCCTGGTTGAATGGGGATTTGTGAACGCTCTTTACATTGCCAACTATGAGGTCTATGCCTCCCAGGTGCAAGGATTCACACCTAATGCATCCAATCTTGTTTTTCAAGGGAAAACCAGCATCTTTACTTACCAAGCTGAGAGCAATCAGCAGTGGTATTTCCGGGTAAGGGCACTTAATACTCATGGTGTGGCAGGACCGTTTTCGGACGAAGCAATGGCCCAGACTGCAAGAGTCATTTCAGATGATATTTTATTTGGACCAGAGGTAGCCGCAGAGCTTAGGGAATTATCGAAGACAGCCGACCTCCTTGCAGATGGAACTTTAACTATTGAAAAGATAAGACAGGATGCTCTAGATTCTATAAATCAAGATGCTACAACCTATACAGATGCAGAAGTAGAAGCTGCCAAGCAAAAAATATTGGGTGATATGAATACAGCCGTAAGTACGAAAGAGGACAAAATCGTAAGAGGTAAAACCATACCAGTTGACCCAGTGGTTGGACAA